GATTTTATTATCAAGAAGGAGGATAAGTTAGATCTTCAAGGTCAGTTCTTCTTGAGGATCAAACAGATCCTTAAAGATAATAATGTTACAGCAGAGGACAAGGTACTAGTAAAGTTAGTACAGAAACATTATCCTGATTGGAGGAGGACACTTAATGAATTACAGAGACACAGCACAGCTGGGTCTATTGATAGTGGTATTCTGGTTGATATATCAGAACTGGACATTTCGACGCTGGTAAAAGCACTATCAAGAAAAGAGTTTAGTACTGTTCGTAGTTGGGTTGTAGAAAACCTTGACAACGATCCTAATATGATCTTCCGTAAGATCTATGAGGGATTGACTTACAATCTAGCACCAAGGAGTGTACCTCAGTTGGTTCTTATACTTGCAGATTATCAATATAAATCTGCTTTTGTTGCAGATCAAGAGATTAATCTTTTGGCTTGTATGACACAGATTATGTTGGAGTGTGAGTTTAAATGAATTACAAAGAGGAAAAAATCCGAGAAGCAGAGAAGCGTATTGCTGAATTGCAACGTTGGATTGAAAGGTGGAAGAAGCAATGAATACATTCACCTTCACGGATGAAGAACTTCTGTGCTTACAGGTGTGCTTACAGAATGCACCAACACCATATCATATCTCTAAGAAGAAGATAGTATCTGAACTTGAGGATAAGATAGGTAAACCACCTAAAGTGAAAGCGGAACCATTGAGGTTACCCAAGTATGATTTGACGAAGTATGGTATCACTGACTAAACTATGGAGGATATGGAAGTATGCGTTGGGTAGTTTCTCTGATGAGAAGACCCAGAGGTATGATAATCTTATTGTCATTGTTCGATCTGGCATCTTTCTTACTTATTTCGTCACTAATTGTTTTATTATTTCGGGGGTCATAAGACATTGGTAAACTTTACCATAGATCTTGATTTCAATGAACTCCTTAGGGAGACTCAGCAAGTATATAAGATCTGGCAGATGGCTATTAAACCAATGGCACCTACTGGCTACGATCCTACACTATCTAAGAATGCGTACAATGTCATTCTATTCAGTTCTTTCCTACCAACATACTACAGTTTGTGGCAACAAGTTCTCAGTAACATTAAAGGTGAGATAGGTAGTCCATCATATATTCACGCTTGGTTGAACGTCCATAGATCTGAAGATCTGTGTGATGAAAATGAATCACTTAATTGGCACAATCATTCTTATGCTGATTACCACGGATTCGTACACATCAGTAACAAGAACACAGATACTGTCTTTAAGGATGGTCAGGTGATACCAAACAAGCAAGGTCAGATGTGTATGTTTGAAGCAGCACGTGAACATCGTGTAGAAAATAGACAATTCTCTGGTATTCGTGCTAGTATAGGGTTTGATATACTACACAACCCTAATCCTGGTGTCTTCGTACAACAGGTAATTGATTCTGGATCACTACCCCATTTGATTCCTATACTATGAAAAAATTTAAAACACCCCTAAGGTATCCTGGAGGTAAATCTCGTGCCACTAAGATCCTTCTAGAGTACATACCAAATAACTTCGACTACTATGTCGAACCTTTTATTGGTGGTGGATCTATGGCTATTGCTTTGACAAAGCAACGTCCAGATCTTAAGGTTGTTATCAATGATCTATACTATCCAGTCTTTGCTTTCTGGACTGCTCTAAGAGATGCAGGTCCACAGATGCAATCTCATCTTCATAACATCAAGACCTATCTAATGGATCACGATGATAAGGAAGATATACTGAAGGCACATAAAGAAGCATTTAATAAAGCAAAAGATAAACTAAAGGAAAACAAGGATATCTATGAGACAGCAATTAATTTTTACATTGCTAACAAGTGTAGTTTCTCTGGTCTTAGCGAGAACTCTTCTTTTTCTGCTCAGGCAAGTCAATCTAACTTTTCATTTAATGGCATAAATAATCTACTGTGGTACCACCAAGCGATTAGATCTTGGAACATTACGAACCAAGATTACTCTCAGGTAATGAACCCCAGTGCGTTCAATTTCTTAGATCCTCCTTACAGTATTAAGGACAACCTCTATGGTAGTAAGGGATCTTTACATAAGAACTTTGGACACCAGAAACTTGCAGATCTTTGCAATGTATTTTCTGGTAAGGTAATGATCACTTACAATGCATCTAAGCAGATAGAGGAATTATATCCTGAGTACTCTAAGCTGAAGTGGGATCTCACATATACTATGAGATCAACACAGTCATATGGTGCTGACCAAGATAAGCGTAAAGAACTTCTTCTGGTCAATTATACTATCAACAATAGTACAGGTAACTGGTACAAGTAATGGGAAACATTATTGCAAGAGCACGTGGTGGACGTGCACAACTTATAGACACTAGGGCAGGAGTAATCCAAACCTTTGGTGTTGACGTAGCTAGTGCTATGCTCCAAGGAGATGAAGTAGTAGTGAATCTTACTTCAGGTAAGACACAGATCTACAGATTCAATGCTTCTGGTCGTACCGTATTCGGACCTGTAAGAACCTATTAATGACTGAAAAGATCGACACTCAGGGAATGAGTGGACCTACAACTCAAGGTTGTAAGGATAATGTGTTTCCTAAGGATGAGAATGGTAACCCCATTTATCCTCCAATGAAAATCACACCATTGACATTATTGGAACCACAACTTAGAATTGAACTTAAGGATCTCATCAATGAGGTTCTTGATGAGAGGGAGTATAACAGGAAGATGAACGGACCATATGATATGCCAGAAGAAGACCAACCAACCACCTACACTGAGTACAAACATCCTTGGTATGAGCACCTTGAAACTAAATGATTACCTCTATTCTATTAATCAATCCAAGAAGGATATATGGAATGAAGAGGAGAAAAAGAATTATGTACCCTATGTGATCAACAAGTGTCTTGCTGGTCAATTAGATTCTGTACTACACGCAAATGAAATGAATGCTTCTGCTCATTTAGATAAGCGTTTACAGTACGATTATTACATAAATACACTGAGACCTAGGAAGAGATTCTCTCCTTGGCTGAAGAAGTCTGCACTTGATGATCTTGACGCAGTAAAAACATACTATGGATATAGTAATGAAAAAGCACGACAAGCATTGCAGGTATTGACTACATCACAGTTGAAAGAGATTCGATCCCTTATTGATACTGGTGGCAGTAAATGACTGAAGAATTTGTAGAATGGAATGAGCAATCAATGATTGAGGTTGCTCTAAAGGAACCAGATGACTTCCTTAAGGTGAGAGAGACATTAACTAGGATAGGTGTAGCTTCTCGTAAAGAAAAGAAGATCTATCAATCTTGTCATATCCTCCACAAACGTGGTAAATATTACATAGTACACTTCAAGGAACTCTTCGCACTTGATGGTAAACAGACTAATCTAAGCATCAACGACGTACAACGTCGTAACAGAATTGCATCCCTCTTGTCAGATTGGGGATTATTGAGTATAATAACACCTGAGAAGATCGATACTATAGCTCCCTTGAACCAGATTAAGGTTCTATCCTTTAAGGAGAAGGGAGAATGGATTCTAGAATCCAAGTATAATATCGGCAAGAAAAAAACAGAAGCGTAATGGGATTAACATTTGAAGACTTTAAGGGTCGTATCATTCGACCTGATGAGATGAAATCGTTATTTGAAATCAACCCAAACCGTAAGGAATATACACAAAAACTTCCTGATCCTTGGGAGCATAGTTATCTCATCGTAGAGGATGTTCTTGTCAATCCTTATGACGTAAAGGATTTTCTTATTCACTCATCTTATATTGCTGGTACTAATGATCTAATACCAGATAAGACTGGTGCACCAGGTATGCAACAACCTGTGGCTAACGAGTGGGTTAAATCTTTTATATTATATCTTAGACAACTTTTATACGACCATAAGATTACACATAGAGACATAACGTGGTACGACTTTAATTGTTATAACAATGTGTTCTGGAAGAATATGATTGCTATTGACAGTAACTACCGTCCACACGTGGATCCTGGTGATTTTGCATTCAATCTATTTCTATCAGATGATCTTCACGAAGATGAAGGTACTGCTGTGTTTGCTATTAATATGCCTGACGGACAGAAGTGGATTGATATTAGAGATATGGAAAGGAGAGCTGGTATACATCCTAGATTGATTAGCCAGAGAATGGATCAAGGTAGAGTAGGTGAAGGTCAGTTAGACAAGTGGAAATATTTTCAAGGTGATGACGTATATGAATACGTTACTACAGTACCAGGTGGATTTAATTGTCTTTCTGGATATAGAGGATCTCTATTTCATACTGCTGTATATGATCCAAAGAATTATTCTGATGAACACGTACGGTATTCTTTCGTATCTATGTTAGCGTTAACCTCACCTGCTAGAAACAAATCAGCTTTCATTACGCAGAACCCGAACAAATCTTGAGGGTTTCTACGACTGACGTTTCGAGTTCCTTATGGTTAAATAATAATGTAACTGCTTCGGAGTTACACAATTCACACTCGCTTAATAAGGAGCAAACAAATGTCTAACATTCAAAGATATCGTGCTGCGGATCTTCCAGAACTAATGGAACGCATCACAAGAAACGGAATTGGGATGGACGATTACTTAGATCGTTTCTTCAATCTACACGAAACTACTAGTAACTATCCACCTTACAATCTTGTTCAAGTTAACAATGTACAATCCAGACTAGAGATTGCACTTGCTGGATTCAAGAAGAAAGAAATCAATGTATACACAGAGTACGGCAAACTCTTTGTAGAAGGTAAGAAGGAAGACAAAGAAACCGACACAACCTATCAACACAAAGGACTTGCTCAGAGATCTTTCACTAGGACTTGGACTCTCTCTGACGAAACAGAAGTCAGGGATGTAAAGTTTGAGGATGGTCTTCTGACTGTAGAGCTAGGTAAAATAGTCCCTGAACACCACGCTCGTAAAGATTACCTCTAATCCACAGACCCCTTGACAAACGTCAGGGGGTCTTTTATAATATATAAAAATATTCTACAATGTCTATACAACTCCTGTTGATGAAAAGCGGTGAAGAAGTCATCGCTGATGTTTATGAGATCCGAGATAAGGAAGGTATGCCTCAGGGGTTTGTCCTTAGAGAACCTCAGATCTGTAAGCTACTACCTAACGTAGAAGATCCTGAGAAAGGACCGAATGTTCAGTTCCATAACTGGGCACCTCTATCACAACAAAGGAAATTCCTTGTTAAAGAACACGCATTTATTACAATGTGTGACCCCTTAGATCCCCTTATTGAACATTTCAGAGAACGTTTTGGAGAAAGTGATGAAGAACTGTCAAGTGCTGGTGCTCAAGAACAACCAGATACTAGTGAGCCAACTGGAACCGACTGAGGCAGAGTTGCCTGGTGAACCAGATGTCAGGTTGATAGATCCATATATTATGACAGATGGATCGTTGACAAAATGGCTAGAAGGAGTTACAATACAGAACGAGATGATGATCCATTCGGATCAGATTCTTACAATCGTCGAACCTGTTACCTCCCTTATTCAAAAGTATAATGAAGTTCTACAAGAACGTTGACCAAGTTGGTGATCGAATTCTTGTTAGAGGTTGTGATGGGTATAAAGAAGTTCGTTTTCGTGACGAGTTTCGACCTACCCTATACGTAAAGAGTAAGAAGGAATCAAAGTTTTCCACCCTGTATGGAGAACCAGTTCGACCTATTCAACCAGGTACCATCCGAGACTGTAAGCAATTTTGCCAACAGTATGAGGAGGTAGATGGTTTTGAGATCTCTGGTAATCAGATGTATCTCTATCAATGGATCAGTGACAACTTCCCTGGTGAGGTTGATTATGATCCAAGTAAGATCCGTGTGTTCACGATCGATATTGAAACCGCAGCAGAGAACGGATTCCCCGACATCGAATCTGCTGATCAGGAAATCTTACTTATCTCAGTTAAGGACAGTTTCACTGGCTTGTATCACGTATGGGGTTCTAAACCTTTTACGAACAAGCACGCTGACGTATCGTACACACTCTGTGCTGACGAGCAGGAACTACTACGGAAGTACCTCGCTTGGTGGATCGAGAATTATCCTGATGTTATTACAGGTTGGAATGTTCAACTGTTCGACGTTCCTTATATCTGTAATCGTTTGGATCGTATCCTTGGAACCAAGGAAACTAAACTCTTTTCACCTTGGAAACTTTTAAGTTCCCGTGAAATTTATATACAGGGCAGAAAAAACATCTCTTATGATGTATCGGGGATTACGGTGCTGGACTATCTTGATTTGTATAGGAAATTTACTTATACAAATCAGGAGTCTTACCGCTTGGATCACATAGCGTTAGTTGAGTTGGGATCTAAGAAGTTAGACCACTCAGAGTTCGACACCTTCAAGGAGTTCTATACCCAAGACTGGCAGAAATTTGTAGAGTACAACATCCACGACGTACGTCTGGTTGATCAACTCGAAGACAAGATGAAGCTTATGGACTTGGCGTTTACGCTTGCGTATGATGCTAAGGTCAACCTTGAAGATGTCTTTTCACAGGTGAGGATGTGGGACAGTATAATCTATAATTATTTGCGTAAGAGGGATATCGTTATCCCTCCCAAGCATCGAAATCAAAAGTCCGACAAATACGCAGGAGCTTATGTCAAGGAACCGAAACCAGGACGCTATGATTGGGTGGTCAATTTTGATCTCAATAGCTTGTACCCTCATCTTATTATGCAATATAACATCTCCCCAGAAACCCTCAGGGAGACTAGACACGGTAGTGCCAATGTTGAAGGGATCTTAAATGGTGAAGTGCAGATTGATGGGGATGATTGTGTTTGTGCTAACGGTGCTATGTATCGTAAGGATGTACGGGGCTTTCTACCAGAATTGATGCAGAAGATCTACGATGAACGTAAGATCTATAAAGGTAATATGATTGAGGCGAAGAAGAAGTATGAGAAAGAACCTTCCCTCACACTAGAGAAAAAGATCTCGAAGTTTAATAACTTCCAGATGGCACGTAAGATTCAATTGAATAGTGCTTATGGTGCTATTGGTAATGAGTACTTCAGGTATTATAAACTAGCGAACGCAGAGGCAATCACCTTGTCAGGACAGGTCTCTATCAGGTGGATAGAGAACAAGATGAATGATTACCTAAATAAACTACTACAAACAAATAAGGTAGATTATGTTATTGCATCCGACACGGATTCAATATATCTTAATCTCGGACCTCTTGTTGATAAATTTTTTAGTAATCGGGTTAGTGATAAGGGCAAGATTGTTTCGCTACTCGATAAGATCTGTAAAGAGAAGATTGAACCGTACATTGATTCTAGCTACGAGGAACTTGCGACGTACGTTCAAGCATATGAACAGAAGATGATAATGAAGCGTGAGAATATAGCGGATCGTGGTATATGGACAGCAAAGAAACGCTACATTCTCAACGTATGGGATTCCGAGGGAGTAAGGTATAAAGAACCAAAGATGAAAATTATGGGACTGGAGACTGCGAGGTCTTCTGTTCCTCAATACTTCAGAGATCGTCTTAAGAAGGCGTTCAGACTTATTATGTCTGCTGATAACGAGACAGTTATTGAGTACATCGATAACTGTAAGAAGGAGACTCGTGAGGCAGAAGTCTCTGACATTGCATTCCCACGTGGATGTAATGGTGTCACCAAGTACAATCATCCGTATGAGATATACCAGAAAGGTACTCCCATACACGTACGTGGTGCGTTGTTGTACAATCACTACATCAAGGATAAGAAGATTCAACACAAGAATGCTTTTATCCAAGAGGGTGAGAAGATTAAGTTTGTCTATCTCAAGACACCTAATCCTATACAGGAGAACGTGATTTCATTTTTCCAAGACTTACCATCCGAGTTTAATTTGGAGAAATATATAGACCACGACAAACAATTTAATAAAGCATTCTACGAACCCTTGCGTTCTGTGCTAGAATGTATTGGATGGAAGCCAGAACGTTCTGGTAGTCTTATGGAATTTTTCTAATGAGTTTTTTAAATTCAGTCATCAAAGAGATTGGTAATGAGTACGCAGCAGTCGCAGACCAAGGTATCGCTGCTGGCGATACTGCTAACTGGGTTGATACTGGCAGTTATATCTTTAACGCTTTGGTATCTGGTTCAGTCTACGGTGGAATACCATCAAATAAAGTTACAGCACTTGCAGGTGAGTCAAGCACTGGCAAGACTTTCTTTGCCCTCAGCGTCTGTCGTCATTTTCTAGAGCAGAACCCTAAGGGTAATGTTCTATACTTTGAGTCAGAGTCTGCTATCTCCAAAGAGATGATGGCAGAGAGAGGACTTGATGTGTCACGTGTGGGTGTGGTACCTGTTGTCACAGTACAAGAGTTTCGTACACAGGCTATGAAGATAGTATCTGAGTATGAAAAACTTAACAAAGAAGACAGACCTCCTTTGCTTATGGTACTAGATAGTTTAGGTAACTTATCTACTTCTAAAGAAATTGAAGATTCCGCAGCAGGAAAAGATACCAGAGATATGACACGAGCACAAGTGATCAAGTCTATCTTTAGGGTCTTGACACTTAATCTTGGTCGAGCGAATATACCACTGCTAGTTACTAACCATACCTACGAGGTCGTAGGTTCGTATGTCCCTATGAAGGAGATGAGTGGTGGAACAGGACTCAAGTACGCTGCTTCTAACATTATTTTCTTATCGAAGGCTAAGGAGAAAGACGGTACCGAGGTTGTTGGCAATCTCATTACTGCCACAAATCGTAAATCAAGGTTTACAAAAGAGAATTCTAAGGTTAAAGTAAGGTTGTTCTTTGATGAGAGAGGTCTTGACAAGTATTACGGATTATTGGAATTGGGTGAGAAGCACGGAGTCTTTAACCGTGTGGGCAATAGGATTAAGTTGGGTGAAACTTCTGTTTATCCTAAATCTATCCTCGCTGATCCTGAAAAGTATTTCACTCCAGAAATAATGCAGGCATTAGACGAAGCAGCACAAAAGGAATTTAAGTACGGTAATGAATGAACGTATTGAGAGGACTATCCTACGTAGTCTCTTCAGATCTGAAGATTACTATCGTAAGGTACTTCCCTTTATAAAATCCGAGTACTATGAAGAACTACACGAAAAGGTCATTTACGAAGAGATCCAAAAGTTCTCTTCTAAGTATGACCGTCTCCCGACCACGGAGGTTATACTCATTGAAGTCGAAGGAAGGCAAGATGTTTCTGATGAGACTTATAGTCAAGTCAAAAGTCTCTGTGACTCTTTCCAAGATATAGAAGATCCCACACAGGAATGGTTGTTTGATGCCACTGAGAAGTGGTGTAAAGACCGTGCTATCTACATAGCTTTGATGGAGTCTATCAAGCTAGCAGATGGTAAAGACGAGAAGAAGAGTAGGGATGCGATTCCTGATATTCTCAAAGAAGCTTTATCGGTATCTTTTGATGACCATATTGGTCACGATTACTTGGTTGACTATCAAGAACGCTTTGATTTCTACACTACTGACGAGGAGAAAACTCCGTTTGATCTGGAATACTTCAATAAGATTACCAAGGGTGGTATCCCAAACAAAACACTCAATGTTGCTCTCGCAGGAACAGGAGTAGGTAAGTCACTCTTTATGTGTCACGTTGCAGCATCTTGTTTGTCGCAAGGAAAGAATGTGCTGTATAT